AAAATGTGGCGACGGGCGTTTCTGCCTATGCAACGCTTAATAACGTGGTGCGTGGACAAAACAATACGACGGCTGCAAGTCATACATCAGGCGATCAGGTAAGTAATACCAAGTTTCCAAACGTAACGGTATGGCCTGCACCGGATCAAGGATCTATTAGCAACCCGTATTACACCCTTGTGTACTGGCGCCTGAGAAGGATGCAAGATGCAGGTAACGGTGTTAATGTGGAAGACATACCATTCCGTTTCCAAGAGGCATTGGTAGCAGGTCTTGCATATAAGCTTTCCATGAAGGTAGAGGGCGGCCTAGAGCGCATGCAATTTCTGAAGGCCCAGTATGATCAGGCTTGGGAGCTTGCATCAACCGAGGATCGGGAAAAAGCGCCTATTAGGTTTGTACCAAGGCAATCATTTTTGGGCGTGAACTTCTAACATGCCTAATCAATTTGCATCCGGTAAGTTTGCGATCGCGCAGTGCGATAGGTGTAACTTTCGGTATAAATTAAAACAGCTAAAGCAGCTTGTAATAAAAACCAAGAATGTTAACATCTTGGTGTGCCCAGAATGCTGGGAGGAAGATCAGCCGCAGCTACAGTTAGGAATGTGGCCCGTGGACGATCCTCAGGCCGTTAGGAATCCACGTCCCGATTCCAACTCGTATTACCAGTCAGGCTACAACGGGATGCAGACCAACAATACCGTAGGGACAAATCCGCTTTATACGGGGGTCCCACTTGAAGGGAGCCGCATTATTGAATGGGGTTTCAATCCGGTAGGTGGTTCAAGATCTTACGACTACAACTTGACCCCCAATCATTTAGTTGGTCAAGCCCTTTTAAACAGTGTCACAGCCTCATAGGAGCAGACATGAAAACGATGGAAGCACTCAAAAAGCACATGGCCAAAGGTAAAGGAGCCCACCCTGATTCGGATGTTAAGAAGATGAGAAAGGGCGGACCGACTTCTGAAATGATGCGCCGTGAAGGTCGCAACATGGCTCGGGTAACCAACCAAAGGGGTAAATGATGGCCAAGTATTCCATGAAAATGGGTGGCAAGGAAGTTGGTTCGGCCGCTGTTTACGCAGAGCCTCATACGATGGATGGTGCCAAAGTTGTTGCCTCTCCACAGCCTGGTAAGCAAATGCCTTACAACATGGTTAAAGATTGGCAACCAACTGCTGGTGTTGCGATGAATCCCAACAGCCAAGTAAAAACCACAGGGATTAAAATGCGTGGTGCCGGCGCGGCGACTAAGGGCGTAATGTGCCGAGGGCCAATGGCATAAGGAGTTGCTATGAACTGGGGGGATCTCAAAACCGCAATACAAGATTATTGCGAAACGACGTTTGAGACAGCAACGCTGCAAACGTTTGCTAAGCAGGCAGAGCAGCGGATATTTAATACCATTCAGTTTCCGTCACTTAGGAAAAACGTGACGGGCGTCTGTACGTTAGACAATAAATATCTGCAAGCCCCAGATGATTTTTTGGCGCCCTACTCGTTGGCGGTTATTGATACAGATGGCTCTTACCATTACCTTCTCAACAAAGATGTGAACTTTATTAGAGAGTCATTCCCTATACCAACGGGCACTGGGAATACAGGAAGGCCGTATTGTTACGCCTTGTTTGGCACGGACTATCCGACCAATACAAAAGAGCTTGTGTTTATGCTTGGGCCCACGCCAAATTATGCTTATGGCGTAGAGTTGCACTATTTTTATTACCCAACCTCGATAGCTGCAACGGATACAGATTCAAATACAACATGGCTAGGCGATAACTTTGATTCTGTTTTATTGTATGGATGCTTAATTGAGGCTTATACTTTCTTGAAGGGTGAGCCTGACATGGTTAATTTGATTAACTCAAAGTACAAAGAAGCGCTCATACTTGCCAAACGACTTGGCGACGGGTTGGAAAGAGAGGATGCATATCGATCCGGCCAGGTGAGGGATAAGGTGGTGTAATGGCAATCATTCAAACATTAACCACATCCTTCAAGGTAGAGGTAGTTCAAGCGCTTCACAACTTTACCGCGGGGACGGGTGATGTCTTTAAACTGGCCTTGTACACCGCCAATGCGGATCTCGGTGCCTCAACCACTACGTACACGTCATCCGGGGAGGTGTCCTCCAGTGGAACCAATTATTCGGCTGGAGGCATTACGCTCACAAACATTACCCCGACCTTTCAAGGAACTACTTCTTACTGGACCTTCGACGACGCAACCTTCACTAACGTCACGTTAACAACCAATGGCGCTTTAATTTACAACAGCACCAATGGAAACAGGTCTGTTTGTGTGCTTAATTTTGGTACAAACATTAGTAAGACAGCTTCTAATCTAGTCATTACCTTCCCCCCGGCTAATGCAACTAACGCAGTCTTAAGGATTGCCTGATATGTGGACTCAGATCTCAACAACACAGACGGCTGGTTGGACAACGATTAGCCCTGGTGTTACCACGACTTGGACGCAAGTGAGTACATCATGACTGTAAATTACACATCGCTTTTAAAGCTAGCCCAACCCGTTAACGGCAGTGAAGACGGAGCATGGGGCACGGTAGTCAATGAGTCGCTTACTTCGCCGGTCGAAATAGCGATTGCCGGCGCGGCCACGATTGATGTCACATCAGGCAATGTAACGCTCACCAATGGTGATGGGTCTGCATCTAACCAGTCGCGTTATGCCATTTTGTTGGTCACTGGTACGCCCGGGGTTACGAGGAACGTTATTGCCCCGGGTACTAGCAAGATATATCTTATTAAGAACAGCTCCGATGGCTCAGTTGTTATCAAAGGGGCATCGACCACAGGGGTAACCATACCTGCCGGCGAAGAGGTATTTGTATTTTGGAATGGCAGTGATTATGAGATTGCCTCTATTGCAGGGCCGTCGGTGGCCACAGACAATGCGGTGGCAAGGTTTGATGGCACCACGGGGAAGATCTTACAGAATTCTGCGGTCACAATTGCAGATACGACGGGTGATATTACTGGTGGTAAGTACAACGGATTAACGATCAGTACGACCACGGGTACGTTGACTGTTGCCAACGGAAAAACGCTCACGGCAAGTAATACGATTACATTAGCTGGGACGGATGGTACAACCATGACGTTCCCAGGCACGAGTGCTTCTGTAGCACGTACGGATGCCGCTCAGACATTTACTGGTGTACAGACATTTTCATCGTCGCCTATTATTTCAGCGCTAACAGCAGATAAGCTGGTATTTACCGACGCATCAAAAGCGCTTGTGTCTTCAGGATCGGTCGGTACGGATCAGGGTGGCACGGGCCAAACGACTTATACCGCCGGTGACATGGTGTATTACGCCACTGGCACGGCCATGACCAAGCTTGGTATTGGCACAACCAATTATGTATTGACATCTAGTGGTAGTGCGCCTCAGTGGTCCGCCCCTGCATCTGTTGTTATTGGCACGGCGACCAATATCCAAGGCGGAGCGGCTGGGTCGGTTCCTTATCAATCCGGGGCAAGTACCACAACATTTCTTGGTATTGGTAGTGCTGCTCAGGTATTACAAGTTAATTCTAGTGGTACAGCGCCTGAGTGGGTATCAAGTACAGGTACGGGCAGTGTTGTTCGGGCTACATCACCGACGCTTGTAACGCCAGCTTTGGGTACGCCGAGTACTATAAATCTGGCTAATGCTACGAATCTACCGCTTGGTAGCATTACAGGACTAGGTACCGGTGTAGCGACTGCCTTAGCTATTAATGTTGGTTCCGGCGGCGCATTTGTACCGACCACGGGATCAGGTGCTTCTGGCACTTGGAGCATTTCTGTCACTGGCAGTGCAGCGTCTGCAACGACATCAACGAACTTGGCAGGCGGTGCGGCTAATCAAATTGCTTATCAGACAGGATCTGATACAACAGCGTTTATAGCCGCTCCAACAACAAGCAATACATTCCTTAAATGGAATGGATCTGCATTGGGATGGGATACGGTTTCAGGTGGCGGGGGCGGTACAACAACGAACCCGGTTACGTTTAACAACACAGGCGGCGGAGCCTCATCAGGTACTACATTTGATGGCAGTTCTGCTGTAACAGTCAGCTATAACACGATTGGCGCACCATCAACAACAGGTGGTGGTGCAACAGGCAACTGGAATATTAATATTACAGGTAGTGCCGCATCTGCAACAACCGCAACGACGGCAACAAGCGCCACAAGCGCAACGACGGCAACCAATATAGCTGGTGGAACGGCGTCTCAGATTCCGTACCAAAGCGGTGTTGGTGCAACGACGTTTGTCACAGCCCCTACAACATCTGGATCTTTCCTTAAGTGGAATGGAACGACTTATGTTTGGGATGTTCCGCTAGGTGGTGGTGATGTGGTGGGCCCAGCATCTTCGACTGCGGACGGGTTGGTTGCTTTTGACGGGACAAGTGGAAAGATTATCAAAGCCGCTGGCACTGTTACGGTTGCTCAGGGCGGTACTGGGTTAACGACATTTGGTTCAGCCCTACAGGTATTACGCGTTAATGCTGGCGCTACGGCACTGGAGTACGCAACGGTCGTTGCTGGGTCAAATACTGAAATTCAGTTTAATAACTCAGGTGCTTTTGGAGCTTCGGCCAATTTAACGTGGAATGGAAGCATCCTTTCTACGACAGGTTTTGCCGCATCGTCTGATTCCATATTTTCGTCCACAGGTGCTTTGACAATCAGTAAGGGGACCACAGCACAACGCCCAACGGCTGCTTCTGGGATGTTGCGGTTCAACACAGACACAACTGAGTTTGAAGGATATAACGGAACAACCTGGGCGTCGGTGGGCGGGGCAACGATATCCAATGACACGTCAACGTCATCCAATGTTTACCCTGCCTTTTTAGCGGCTACAACGGGTACGGCAAGTACGATTTACACCGGCAATGCCAACTTACTGTACAAGCCCAGCACAGGTGAACTACAAGCCCAAGAGATGATAGCGATCAATAGCTTGTTTGTTGGGGCTGCGACAGTAGCGACAAGTTACACCATCCCAAACAACTACAACGCTATGTCTCCCGGACCCACGGCAGTAGGAAGTGGTATCACGGTCACGGTGCCGTCTGGATCAACATGGACTATTGTCTAAGGAAATACTATGTCACAGCTTAAATTGTCCGGTGATGCGTCTGGCACAGGCATTGTTACGGTTGCTGCACCGAATACGAATAACACTTATACGGTGACTTTGCCTGCTGCGGCAGGGACTCTTGCAAGAACGGACGCAGCACAAACCTTTACGGGTACGCAGACGTTCAGCAGCGACGCATCAGTAAACGGTCTCACCGTAGGCCGTGGCGCAGGTGCTGTGTCTACCAACACTGCGGTGGGTGCTAGTGCTTTAGCGGCTAATACGACTGCTGGAGGAAATACGGCTGTTGGTTATGCGGCTCTGACTACAACAACTACTGGCGATAGAAACACTGCGGTTGGTATGTTTGCGCTACAACTGAATGACACTGGCGTTCAAAACAGTGCTGTTGGTAGAGAGGCTTTGCAAATAAACACAACTGGAAGTTACAACAATGCGTTTGGCTATCTTGCTTTAGAGGCAAATACAACAGGCTCATATAACACAGCCGTTGGAACATCAGCACTTAATGCCAACACCACCGCCTCCAACAACACTGCTGTTGGTTATCAAGCACTCCAGTCCAACGACGCCTCCAACAACACTGCTGTTGGTTATCAAGCTGGCGATGTAATTACCACGGGTACGGGTAATGTCATCATTGGCAAGGGAGCAGACCCAAGCGTAAACAGCGCCACAGATCAAATCGTTATTGGTAACGGCGTAACAGGACAGGCTAATACCAACGTCACCATAGGCAACGGCACAGGCAAGATTTACAACGCTTATACAGTCAACGCCACATGGACGCAAACCTCTGACGGTACGATGAAGAACGTCATTGGGCCTGATAGCTTAGGTCTTTCGTTCATTAACCGTTTGAACCCCATTCTCTTTACTTGGAAAGCGCAAAACGACTTACCGCCCGATCATCCGTATTACGCTGAAGAAAACAAGCGTGACACCACTAGAGTCATCCACGGGTTTGTGGCGCAAGAAGTCAAAGCGGCATTGGATGCAGAGGGATGCTCAACCTTTAACGGCTGGGATCAAGGTGATGATGGCATCCAAGCCATTAGCCGTGAGATGTTTATTTCGCCTCTGGTTAAAGCCATTCAAGAACTATCTGCTCAAGTTGAGCAACTTAAAGCCGAACTTGCTGCACTGAAGGCTTAATATGGAAAATTTAATTAAAAGATTGCATGAATTGTTTGAGTATAAAGATGGAAATCTTTACAGAAAAATATCTGTAAGGGGTTCAACAAAAGGGAAAAAAGTTGGTGTAATAAATAATTCTGGATATACAACAATTGTTGTTGATGGAAAAAACATGGCAATGCACAGAGCCGTTTTTATCATGCATCATGGTTATTCGCCAGCAATGATTGATCACATTGATGGAAACAAGTCTAACAACAAAATTGAAAATTTAAGGCCATGCACTAAATCTACAAATGGATGGAATAGAAAAATTCACAAAAATAACAAAACAGGCATAAAAAATGTTCTTTGGAAAGCAGAAAAAAATGTTTGGATTGTAAAGTTAAATGTAAACAAAAAAAGAATTCATTTAGGATTGTATAGGGATTTGGAACTTGCTGATTTGGTAGCACAAGAAGCAAGAGATTTGTATCATGGGCAATTTGCCCGTCACTGCTGAAGGAGCCTAATTATGCCAGTAACAATCAATGGTACGACCGGCATATCAACACCGGGGCTGACAAACTCCTCTGGTGATATGACCATCACCAACGGCAATTTAGTCCTCGGTACGTCAGGTAAAGGTATTGACTTCTCGGCTACAAGCAGTGGCTCAGGGACGATGACTAGTGAGTTGCTGGCTGACTATGAGGAGGGGACTTGGACACCCGCTTACTCAGCCTCAGGTCTTAGCGGTGTGACTTACCTCATTCAGCAAGGCACTTACACCCGCATCGGACGAGCGGTATACGTTGTGTGCTATATTGCTACCAGCGGCACGTTTACCAGTGGATCGTCCACAGTGACAATCACTGGGCTGCCGTTTACGTCTGCGTCTACCAACACCTCTCATGTGGGGTTTGCCAACGCAACCCGTTGGGCGACAGCGCCTGTTTCGGGCCGCATATCGTCTAGCACGACCTCAATCAACATCTACAGCGCATTCAACGGCACCGGCCCTAGCACAGACCCTGTGGCACTTACAGGTAGCGGCATGACCAGTGGCGATGGCGGCAACAACAACATCATCCAAGCCTCTGCAATGTATTTCGTCTAAGGAGAAAAATCATGGCACTAGAAAAAGTTAGCGTAGTTGATTTATGTGAAGTAACTGAAGGTGGACACGTTCAAGTGCGTGTAGCCACTAGGATTCTTGAAGATGGAAACGTCATCAGCCAAACATTCCACCGGCATGTTGTAAGCCCTGGTCAGGATTACTCAGCAGAAGATCC